AAATAAAGAACAGGGCTAAACGTAACACAGCCCGTGCGGAGCTAATGAAAGAAGGAAAGGTACACAAAGGTGATGGAAAAGACGTCGACCACTCAAAGCCTCTCAGCAAGGGGGGCACAAGTGCTAAAAGTAATCTCAAAGTTAAATCCGCTAGCAACAACAGATCGTTCAGTAGAAACTCAGACCACTCCGTCAAACGGAATGTCAGCAAAAAATAGCATCCTGACGGATTACAACTGGCCTGGGAAACACAAACCGTTTGCACATCAAAAGCAAACCTCTGAATTTCTAACGCTTAACCGCAAGGCTTTCTGTTTTAACGAGCAGGGTACGGGCAAAACGGCTAGCGTAATATGGGCAACCGACTACCTAATGAACTTAGGTGTCGTACGTCGTGTGCTTGTGATCTGCCCTTTGTCCATTATGAAGTCTGCATGGCAACAGGATTTGTTTAAGTTTGCAATCCACCGCACATGCGATGTAGCCTATGGCACTCCAGCCCAACGCAAGAAGATACTTGCCAACAATGCTGAGTTTGTCATTATTAATTTTGATGGGGTAGACATCGTTAAAGAAGAAGTTTTAAAAGGCGGGTTCGACTTGATCGTAGTAGATGAAGCAAGTGCCTACAAAAATGCACAGACAACTCGTTGGAAGACGCTCAGAGATATAGCTAATCAGGTTAAGGGTATGTGGATGCTTACTGGTACTCCAGCAGCACAATCTCCCGTAGATGCGTTTGGTTTAGCCAAACTTATTAACCCAACTGGCACACCTAAATTTTATGGGCAGTTCCGTGACCAAGTTATGTACAAAGTAGGCACCTATCGCTGGATACCAAAACCCCAAGCACAATCTGTTGTACATACAGTGTTACAACCTGCTATTCGGTTTGAGAAAGACCAATGCTTAGATTTGCCTGACGTGACTTTTGTAGAACGAGATGCCCCCCTTACTGCCCAGCAAATGAAGTATTACAAACTACTTAAAAAACAAATGCTGATCCATGCAGACGGAGAGCAAGTCACTTCAGTAAACGCAGCCACTAATATCAATAAGCTTCTCCAAATCTCTGGCGGTGCGGTGTATACCGATACTAGAGAAGTAATTCAATTTGATGTATCCAATCGCTTACGTGTTATTGAAGAAGTAATTAACGAGGCATCACATAAGGTCCTGGTGTTTGTTCCGTTTACACATACTATAGAACTACTAAACAAACATCTTACCGAAGCTGGTATCACTTGCGGGATCATCAACGGGCAAGTGCCTATTAACAAAAGGCACGACATAATTCAAGACTTTCAAAGCACCGAGAATACTAGGGTTTTAATAATACAACCCCAAGCGGCATCTCACGGGTTAACACTAACTGCTGCCAACGTAATCGTTTGGTATGCTCCTGTGACCAGCGTAGAAACATACTTGCAAGCCAATGCACGTATTAACCGTCCAGGGCAAAAGAACCCTATGACTATTGTGCATATTAAAGGAAGCGAAGTAGAAGCTAGGCTATACAAAATGTTACAAAACAATATAGATAGCCACACAAAAATAATTGACTTATATAGACAAGAAATTGAAGATATAGCTTGACATTGTCAAACAGTGTGGTATAGTGGAGTTATGGGAGAAATGATTGGCTCGCTGGCGATAACGTAAAGCCAACCTTGCCTGAAGCGGAGAGCCTAGTTATTCTAGACACTTCTAGGTAGCAAGAGGGTAGTAAACCAATCAGAGTACCCCACCAATAAGAAGGAGCTAAATATGGAAGCTGTAGCTAATGATTTACATGAAGTACCAGCAGACAAACTTGCCGAGATCTATATCAAGATCAGAGACAAAAGAGTCGAGCTTAAAGAGAAGTTTGAAGCAGAAGACACAGCATTGAAAGAGCAACAAGATTTACTAGCGCAAGAGATGCTAGAAGTCTGTTACGAAAACAACGCTGACAGCATTAAGACACCAGCAGGGACAATCATTCGTAAAGTGGATACACGGTACTGGACGACGGATTGGGATTCTATGTATCAGTTCATACAAGAACATGACGCATATCCCCTGCTCGAGAAGAGGATACATCAAACTAACCTCAAGCAGTTTCTCGAAGAGAATCCAAATCTGTTACCTGCTGGTTTACAAGCAGACAGTAAATACACCGTGGTCGTTAGAAGGAGCAAATCATGAGCAACATTTCTATTTTCCAGCAGCAAAACTCAGTAGCAACTAATCGTGAGGTTAGCGAATTATCTAAGTCCCTAGCGGATAGCGGTGGTGGTACTACTCGTCGCATCACTATGTCCAAAGGTGTATTCCGTCGCATCGTAAACGGCAAAGAAGCTGGCAAGGTTAAGGATGGTTTCTTAAACGTCATCATTATTAACGCACTGCCAAAGGTATCCCGTCAGTTCTACGCTACTGCGTTTGATCCTGATGCTGCCCCAACTCTGCCTGATTGCTGGTCTAACTTAGGCGATGTACCTGACCCTAAAGCCGCTAACGCTCAGTCCGCAAGCTGCGCTACCTGCCCACAAAACATTGACGGTTCAGGCACTAACGGTAAGGGTCGTGCATGCCGATTTAACCGTCGTATAGCAGTGGTACTTGAGAACGACATGAGTGGCGATATTTACCAGTTCAACATTCCTGCCAAGTCGTTGTTCGGCAAGGGTGTAGGTAATACACACCCATTTGAAAGCTACACTAAGTTCTTACCTGCTAACGGAGAAAGCATTGACCGTATCGTTACTCAGATTGCATTTGACGAGAACGAGACTGCTGATGTGTTGAAGTTCACCCCTGTGCGTCACTTGACCGATGAAGAGATTGATGTTGTAGAAGCGGCACAGTCTACTCAGGAGTCTAAGCGGGTTATTCAGTTGACCGTAGCCCAACAAGATGGTGTTGTTAAGTTGCCACCCGCAGCTGCTAAACAGCCCGTTGAAGTAGAGGAAGAAGTTGACGAGCCTGTTGTTAAGCGGACTAAAAAAGCTGAGGTGCCTGCTGCCGCACCAAAAGCAAAGTTAGCAGATGTTGTTAGCGCTTGGTCGGATAACTAATAATGACTTACGGCTACAGTGCCAAGACTATTCAGCTTAACAAACAAGCTGATAGCAGTAGGCTTGGTGTTGCTCTTGGTAAAGCGGCTATAAAACTGGGTATATCAGTTGCAGATGTAGCAACCACTATTGGGGTTAGCAGGCAAACGATATACAACTGGTTTATAGGTTCATATGAACCTGATAAACGCTATACCAAGAACGTAACTAAGTTACTGAATAGTTTTAACAAGCACATTACAGAATCAAAACTTAAGTAATAAAAGCATCACCGGAAGGTGAGGGGGGAGTAGTCCCCCCTTTTTTCCCCCTAACAACGAGACGAGAATGGCAAACATTGACCTATTAAACAGAGTGCAAAGCCCCGATGGGTGGCTTACCGTGCTTGGCTTAAAGGGTAAGTCTGCTATACAAGAACTCGTTCAAACACGAGAAGAATTTGATACCTACGTAGAAGACTTTCTGTCTAAGGGCAGGGATGTGTATTTTGGTGTTGCTAAATTTGAGACAGACCTAAACCGCAAAAAAGAGAACGTAAAAGACCTCAAAGCGTTTTGGCTCGACCTAGATTGCGGCGAAGCAAAAGCAGAGTTAAACCCAAAGACAAATCGCCCTGATGGATACATAGATCAAGCAACAGGTCTACAAGCGTTGCAAGCCTTCTGCAAATTAATCGGATTACCCAAACCCCTACTTGTTAACTCAGGCCGAGGTATACACGCATATTGGCCCCTTACTAAACCGATTAGTCGGGAAGAGTGGGAACCAGTTGCTAACCGTTTGAACGAACTATGTGTATTGCACAACCTTTATGTCGATGCAAGTGTATTTGAAATAGCTAGGGTGCTTAGAGTCCCTGGCACACTAAACTTTAAAGATAATCCACCTAAGCCAGTAGAAATAATCTGTGATGCACCAGATGTTGAATATGAAACATTTAAGAACTTACTTGGTGTAAAAGAAGCACCTAAGAAGCCAACGGCTCCTAAAGAACTAAGTGAGTTACAAAAAGCTATGGCTGCTAATACCGTATCTAGGTTTAGCAAGATTATGATTCGCAGTGCCAACAATGAAGGTTGTGCACAGTTGTTGTATCAATACCAGAACCAAGAATCTGTATCTGAACCTATGTGGTTCAATGCACTATCTATTGCTCATCGTTGTGTAGACAGAGATAAGGCAATCCATAAAATTTCAGAAAAACATCCTAGTTATTCTCCCGAAGATACAGAAGATAAAGCTAGTCATACAGCGTTTGCTCAGCGTTGCAGTACGTTTGAAAAAAATAATCCGGGCGGTTGTGATGGTTGCCAGTGGAAAGGACGTATTGGTTCACCTATTGCCCTAGGTAGAGAAATAGTAAAGGCAGAAGAAACCGAAGTGCACGAGACGCAGGCATTAGATGACGCTGTGACGTACAAGATACCCTCTTACCCATTTCCGTATTTCCGTGGGAAGAACGGTGGCATCTATATAACAATCAAAGACGAAGAGGAATCAGAACCAATCTGCGTGTATGAGCACGACTTATATATCGTAAAGCGAATGCATGATCCTGACCCTGCGGTTGGCGAGCTTGTATTAATGCGGTTGCATTTACCTAAAGATGACGTACGGGAGTTTACGATTCCGCTGTCTACCGTGGCAGTAAAAGAAAGATTACGTGAAGCGTTGTCAACAAAGGGTGTCGCAGGGATGCCAAAGCAAA